CACCTCAAACTCTTTTAGGTTCTTAATGCGGTTAATTACATTCTTCGCATCCATTAATATTTTCCTTGTAGAATGATTGGCTTAGGTGTTTCTCGTGTAGTGAAGTCTTTTGTTACCCATAGTAACATTGTAAGTATGAATAAAAATGTGCCTAGTAGCACCAGATATTTTTCACCACGATACAGGCCATTATACCATACCTTTATTTTATTTGCAAGAATTGGATCAATCATTAGTGAACATTTACCTTAGGTGGGTCAGCAAGATATGGCTTATCGGCAATTGCATTAAGCAAATTGCGAAAGTCTTTTTGAGTTTGTAATTCGTTATTGAGAAGAATTAAACGGGCAAGAATAACTGCCGATAATTCAAGTGCAGGGATTTGGTATTCAACGGCAAGGGTTGATAGGAATGTATCCACTTTTTTTGATATTGTAAGTAATTCTTCATCGGTAACCATAATATATCTCCTTTATCAACCATTATACAATAACAATAATTATTTAGAGGCAATAAAAAACCCACCTGAGGGTGGGTTAGTTAGGCTTCAATCGGCATCTGTGGGTTTTGTTCACACACAAAATTGATGTATTCCACAGCATCTTCTTCACAAGTAAAATAACGAACAATGGTTTGTCCTGTGAAGCAAGATGTAAAGACGAGCAATATATTGTCCTCACGATAAACTGAGAACTTTATTGCCCATCCATTACGAACAACCGGGCTAAAACTCCGTGAGTTATTTCTTATGTCCAACATTAGCAAAACTCTTGAGGGTGCCAGTTTGAATGATTTCTTTTGCATTTTCCTTTACCTGCAAATGAACCAAAGGCATCAAAGGTTGCTACTGTTGCCTTATACTGTGCGTCAATTAAGGCTACAGTAAAGTCTTGGCTTTTCTTGGTATATTCTTTCACATCTTTTGCAACAGCGTATGTAGCAAATTGGTCAGCGAAATACTTGGTGGTTTCTTGAATGGTGTTTAGGTTAAACATGGTAATATCCTTAGTGATTAATAATTAAATGAATTATGACGCTCAAATTCTTTAATCATCCTTTCAACATCAGCATGAGATAAAGGCTGCCGACTGGCAATATAACTTTCTAGTATGGATCGCCTGTCAATGGTGAATAGTGATAAAATTTTATTAAGCATTTTTTTCTCCGTAGACCTCTTAATGAGCATCTATATGGAGTATATAGTAATTTATGTTGCAATGCAATATGGTTTTATCACCATTGCCTAGACTTTATCACCTGATGAAATCAATCATTAGCATCTTCGTATCTCATTTTGGCAAGAATATAATCCTTCACTAAACTTGACCGAACAATGTCATCAGCGGTAAATTCAATTTTAGTGAAAGCTGCCATGTGCATGGCAATATCAAAGAATTTAAGAATGCCTGACATATCGTTTTTCTTTTTGTTCAGGTCGGTTTGCCTGTAATCACCACACCAAACAATTTTTGACATATGCCCAACACGGGTCATAACAGTATCCAATTCTTCAAATGTCATGTTTTGCATTTCATCTACAATAATAATGGCATCATCAAAGGACATACCACGAATGAATGATGTAGATATAAACTCAATGTGGCCTTGTTCCTCTAGTCTATCCCATGCATCCTTGCGACCAAATAGTGTTTCACATATCTGGCGATACGGTTGCTGATAAATGTCCATTTTTTCATTTACATCACCGGGTAAATGACCAATCTCACGGCTTTGCACCGCTGACCTTACTACAATAATTTTGGTAAATGGGTTTGATTTGTCTAAAACTTCTTCAAGTGCTTTATATAAGGCACAAAATGTTTTACCTGTGCCTGCAACACCATGTAGTGCTACAAAATAATCTTGGCGTTTGTATGCTTCAAAAAATAATCTTTGGTTTTCTGTGAGTGGTTGGAAGGTTTTGAGGTCATCAATTCGTATGCGTAATTGATTGGATTTGTTAACTGGTTTCAGTTCTGTTACATTGTCGATTAGAGCTTTGTTGCGAGCCATTTATTTTTCCTAATACATGAGATTTGTGAATTTTACAGGTCACCCATGAGTTATAGTATTGTTCACTTAATAGAGCATGGCGATAGAATATCTCAAATGTTTCCCAATACGAACACTCTGACCTAGATTTGCATAAATGTAGAATTTCTCTTGTGTATGCATCCTCCCCATTTTGTTTGACTTCTTCTTTTAATACTTCGTTGGAACCCCAATAGGTTAACCAATCACTTGATACTCTGCTCTTTTTCTTTTTGCCTTTTACTTGCCTCGTTTTAGATTTAGTAAAAAATTTCTTACCGATATACTTTCGGCCTGTTGAAATGTGTGTGATAAGATACACAAAACCGTAATGGTCTTGTATATCTTCTTCTTTGAATTGTTCTGCTGTATTATAATGAAACCACATCAATAATCATCATCCTGTTCCAGTTCATCTTCCATTATATATGTGGAACAGAACGGACAGTATTGAGGATTATCTTCTACTACTCTTTCATCATATTCAATCTTAAACTTTGAATCACACTCAGAACATTGGTGCTTTAACACGGTCATTAATTACACCATGATTGTTTTGCATCGCCATAATACTCACGAGCTAAACCATTTTGAATTAAACCTGCACGAACACTTTGACCATTAACAATGATATCACCTAATACACGACCACCAAATTTATCCCATGCATACAATGTTACTTGTATTTTTCCGCCTTGTGAAATAAGTTGTGATGTGTATTTACTGGCTAATTGAGCTCTTTGGTCTTCCTGTGGGCATTGTGCTCTATGACCTTTCTCAGGAGTATCAACACCAAAAATACGAACCGCTAATTCTGGTTTCAATGGTGCAGGCAAAAATGGTGCTGAGATAACAATTGTATCACCATCACTTACACGGACAATCTGTGCATCGTATGTAACTCCCTTTGGAGTTTTTTGTGCAAATGCTAACAACGGCATTGCTAATAATACAAGTAATAATTTTTTCATTTTATTTCCTATTAATTTTTGCTAATTTCAAATAACTTAGTGTTTTAATCCAAAACCAACCCATGTCAAATTCAAACCATTTTGTGTTACGATAACCCCAATAATGGCCAACACCATTGACTACACCTGCAGCCCAAAATGGAATCCAGGCCATCTGTATCAACCACATAACAATACCCCATCCGTGAAATAGATAGGTTTCAATAATCAATAATGCTATTACGCCTACAAGGCTATACTTTGAGTATATATTCTTTTCAACCCAATCTTCAGGTGTTCCTTTGCCGTATGCTTGAACCATTAGTTTGTCTTTGCTTGCATCAACATACAAAAATGCACCGCCAAATAATACACACCAAATGCCAAATATCTTTGGTGAATGTGGGTCACCTTTTTGGTCGGTCATCTGATGGTGTTTACGATGTATAGCAACCCATTCTTTTGTGACCATGCCTGTTGTAAGCCATAGCCAAAATCGTATGAGATGTTCTAATACAGGATTAAATGTTACTGCTCGATGTGCTTGACTGCGATGGAGATACATTGTAACACAAAGAATGGTGATGTGGGTCATCACCAATGTGTAGAGAATTAACATTAGGCGGCTTTACCCCAAACATCGTCCCATGTACGCAATGGATTGCGTTTGACTTTGAAAATGCCTTTCATGCCTAGGCCAATTAATCTGCGGTCAGCAATATAACGAATATATTGTTTAACATCAGCAGGTGTTAGACCTTCCATTTCACCCATACTAAAAGCAAGGTCAATGAATTTATCTTCTAATTCAACCATTTTTTCTGCAATGGCATAGATAGATTGTTTTAATTCATCATTCCATATTTCGGTGTTCTCATGCACATAGGTCTTAAATAGTTTCATCATGGACTCAGCGTGCATTGTTTCATCAACGATTGACCATGTAATGATTTGACCCATGCCTTTCATTTTACCTTGGCGTGGAAAGTTTAGTAACATAATGAATGAGCTAAACAACTGCATACCTTCTGTAAAGGCTGAAAATACTGCAATATGTCGTGCTGTGTTTTCTTTGGTGCCATTCTTATCTGAAATATCAAGCACATAATCATGCTTGTCTTTCATCTCCTGATACTCCATAAAATCATTATAGGTTGTGTCAGGCAGACCCAATGTTTCAATCAGGTGTGAATATGCCGCAATATGTAATGCTTCACGAGCTGCAAAGCCCATCAGCATCATACGCACTTCTGGTTGTGGAAAATATGGCAGATAGTTCTTTACATAACCACCTGCCACATCAATGTCGCCTTGTGTGAAGAAACGGAAAATATTGGTTAAAAAGTGTTTCTCAGCTGGTGTGAGTTTCTTTTTCCAATCTTTCACATCTTCAAGCATTGGCACTTCTGTGTGTAACCAATGTGATTGCTCATGCTTCAACCATGCCTCATATGCCCATGGATAATTGAACGGTTTAAAACTGTTGCGTGTATCTGTTAATTTACTTTCTGTTTTCTTAATCATCTTTTCTCTCATACATTACTGTGTTGGTGTTTCCTAGTGCCCATTTGGCCTCGGTTTCTACTGACCATCTCTTAGTTGCTACTCTAAAATCTGGCATCTTTAATTCTTTTGGGTTACTACTTGGTTCTAATATAATCAACCTATTATTTGGTTGAGCAGCAAACTGCCCATTATCACACATAATAAAATTATAAGACTTGTGATTCTCGACATCCTCAGAAAAGCCAGTATCAAGAGTATTAAAATCAGGATGGGCACTATCAACTGTGAAAAGGTATACCCCATACATCCAATCTCCATTTTTCAACTTAAACTTACATTTCATGGATTGTAACTGTGCTTTCTTTAGAACAGTAATATCATATGATAAACAATCCCATAACTGTAAACTATCTAGTGGTTGAACGCTTGGCCTCGTAACGATTTGATACTTACCCACCAACAAGGTTCTAGTTCACCATGACCTTTTTCAAAGTCATAGAGAAATTCTTTACGAACAAAACACTTAACTGGTGGTAAGTTTGCTATAATATGTGCCATTAAAATCCCACCGATGAACCGCAACCGCAAGAAGATTTTACATTTGGGTTACTAATTACAAACCTTGATTCAAAAGGCTTTTCAACATAATCTAATGTTGCTTCGTTTAAATATTCCATTGACATATAATCTACTATTAATTTAACATCTGCGGCTTCAAATACAAAATCACCTTCATCAATTGTGTTCTCAAAGGTAAACATATATTCAAAACCGTTACAACCACCGCCTCTGAGAGCAACCCTCAACCCTTTTAGTGTTGGTTCATTTTCTTCAATAATTAAATCACGAATTCTTTCAGCGGCAGCTTTTGTTAGTTTCATTACCCTTCACACGCCAAACATTCGTTACCTTGTGCGATAGCAGTCATGTCTAATTCTTTAATAACTTCTCTTTCAATACGCTTAGAAACCTTATCTGCCTTAGCCAACTTCTCTGAACGGCAATAGTAAAGTGTTTTCAATCCTTTTTTCCATGCCAAGAAATGGCAAGCATGAAGATACTTAACATTCACATCAGGCCTAAAAAATAGGTTCAATGATTGTGCTTGGTCAATATACACTTGGCGGTCAGCTGCGTGTTCAATCACCCAGCGTTGGTCAATTTCCATTCCAGTTTTAAATATATCTTTTTGTGTATCATCTAATCTTCAGTAAGACCTTTTGCTCTTAGTATGGCATCAAGGAATTTATTTTTATTCAGATGTGATCCTGATAAGGTATCTTGTCTGTAAGCATTAGCACGATATGGCTCAATAGAAGGACTGGTGTTACCCATAAGAATAGAGCTGGAAGCATTTGGGGCCACAGCCATAACGTGAGCGAAGCGTAGGCCGGTGCCGGCACAGTCACCAGGAGAGCCCCGTTCACCACCCAATTCCAAGTTGGCTTCATCTAATTTACTCCTTATATGTTTGAACATTTTGTTATTGGCTACTTTAGCCATGACACCTTCAAAAGCAATACCATTACGCTGTAGATAAGCATGGAACCCAAGAGCACCGATACCAATAGAACGCTCTCTTGTGGCACTAAACTTTGCACGATGAACAGCATCAGGAGCATTAGTGATGAAGTAATCAAGGACATTATCAAGCATCTCGGCAATATCTTTAAGAAATAATTCGTTAGTTCTCCATTCATCGTAATACTCCAAATTAACTGACGATAAGCAACATACTGCTGTTCTG